CCCCAGCTAGCAACGCGTCAACAACTTTATCAGCACAATACACTGTAACTGGTTCATTCCAAGGTGTAGAGTTTACTGATACTACAGGTCGTCGCCGTGTGTCCAATTATTGGCCAGCTGGTACTACAACTTTTGCTAATTCAACCACCAATGCGTATTTCTATAACGACCTCAACATCGTTTATGAAATCCAAGCTGATGGTTCAATGGCTCAGACTAGTATCGGTAATGAGTATTTGTTCACAAATATCACTGCTGGTTCTACAGTAACAGGCTTATCGCAAGCTACTCTTGGTGCTTCTACCGCAGTTGGTAACGGTAACCAAGGTCAAATGCGTGTTGTTGATCTATGCCAAAACGTAGACAACGCATGGGGTGACGCGTACACAATCGTACGTGTTCAATTATCTGGAACTCAATGGTACGGTGCTTACACCGCTACTGTTTAATATAGGAGACTGACAAATGGCAGCCCCGATGAGAAGTACGGACTTCCGTTCGATAGTTGAACCTATTTTGAACGAGTCCTTTGATGGTGTGTATGACCAACGTGCTGACGAATGGAGCACTGTATTCCGTGAGCAAGCTGGTATTCCACGTAACTACCACGAAGAACCAGTGTTGTATGGTTTTGGTGCAGCTCCTCAGTTACCTGACGGCAGCCCTGTAACCTATCAACAAGGTGGTGTTCTGTTCTTACAACGCTATGTCTACCAAGTATTTGGATTGGCATTTGCTTTGACCAAAGTATTGGTTGAAGACGGTGATCACATCCGTATTGGTCAGGTATATGCGAAGCACTTGGCACAATCTTTGGTGGAAACCAAAGAATTGCTATGCGCTAACGTATTGAACCGTGCATTTAACTCTTCATATGTTGGCGGTGATGGCGTATCTTTAATTAACACTGCACACCCAATTGCAGCTGGTTCATTCAGCAATCAGTTAAATACTGCTGCTGCTTTGTCTCAGACTTCGTTGGAGCAAATGTTAATTCAATTGCGTCTAGCTGTTGACAACAATGGTAAGAAAATCCGTTTGCAACCACTTAAGTTAGTTGTAGCACCGGGTAACGTGTTCCAAGCAGAAGTATTGCTGAAGAGCGTATTACGTACTGGTACTGCTAACAATGACATCAACCCAATTAAATCGATTGGTTTGTTGCCAGAAGGTGCCTCGGTTATTAGCCGTTTGACATCTTCTACTAACTGGTGGATTCAATCAGATGCGCCAGAAGGTATGAAACTGTTGATGCGTCGTGCATTAGAGAAGACTATGGAAGGCGACTTCGAAACCGACTCTATGCGTTATAAAGCAACTGAGCGTTATCAGGTAGGTTGGACTGATCCACGTGCTATGTGGGGAACTCCAGGAGCCTAATGTTCTAAGGTTATGTGGGGAGACCTTAACTCCCCACTTCATTTGTCATACTTTTCATGGAGCAGACAACATGCCACAATTTAGTGATGATTTATACTTGGGTTCAGCTCAAGCTTACATGGGTACAGATGCGTACCTTATGTATACAACCGCGGCTACCGCTGCTACCATAGTTTCAGGTGGTTCTAGTGGTTATGCAGTTGGTGATACCCTTCAAGTTCTAGGCGGTACAGGTACACCTACAGTATTGACTGTAGCAACCGTATCAGCTGGAATTGTTCAAACTGTTACCGTTTCAACTGGTGGTGCTTACACAACCCCTCCTATTGGAACACTTAATACAGCTATCCTTAATAGCGCTTCTGGCTCTGGTACGGTTACTGTAACTTTAACTTTAGGCACACCAATCAATTCTTATCCTTCCCCAATGGGTCAAGGCGTAGGTCCATTAGGTCGTGTTTATGTATTCGATATTTGCCCATCTGCTCCTTCTGCAACTGCCTTAGCAGCTTCTCAAGCTACCACAGCAAGCACAGCTATGACATTGTCCGTAGGTTCAGGTACAGGCGTAACTAAGACTACAAATACTGCTGGTACAACCATTTATCAACTTGATGTAGCTCGTACTATTTCAATTACAACTGGTGGTTCTACAATTACAGCTTCTGTATTTACTGTGTCTGGTTATGACATTTACGGTCAAGCAATGACTGAAGCAATTAGCGTTCCTGTAACTGCTTCTACCACCACAAATGGTAAAAAAGCATTCAAGACTGTTGTTTCCATTACTCCAAGCGTAAGCAATACCAATACTGTTTCCGCTGGCGTATCTAATATCTACGGTTTGCCAGTTCGTGCAACAGATGCGGCTTATATTGCTGATATTGGTTGGGCTCAATCTATTGCAAACGATGCAGGAACTTTTGTAGCCGCTGTACAAGGTACTGCAACTTCAACCACTGGTGATGTGCGTGGAACTTATGCTCCTAGCTCAAATGCTAATGGTACTTATCGTTTGGTAATGGGTATTTATATGCCTGCAATTGCAGTAGGTCCAAACGCTACTCAAACTGGCGCTCTTGGCGTTACTCAAGCCTAATTAGGAGAAATTAATCATGGCAACAAAATTTAGTCGTGAACCAAAAGAAATGACTACCGAGCCTTCTGCTGATGAAGCAGGTAAAGGTATGAAAAAAGGTGGTCATGCGCACAAGAAGCATATGGCCATGGGCGGAAATCCAATGATGGCAATGGCACCTCGTCCTGTAATGGGACGTCGCCCTCCTATGCCAACTGGTGCCCTTCTTCAGCGCAAAAAAGGTGGTAAAGCTGAAAGTGGTAAAGAGCACAAAGCAGAAATGCATGAAATGAATAAGATTGAAAAAGAACTTAAGCATCATGAAAGCATGAAAGCTAGTAAAGCTCATCGTGGCTTAAAAGCAGGCGGTAAAGCAGGTATGTACAATCCTCCGGTTGGCGGTTTGCTAGGTGAAGGTAAACCTCATCACAAAGGCACATCTGGTGGTATTGAAGGACCTGGCTACAAGCACGGTGGTAAAGCTCATCGTATTTCTGGTCATCCTGAAGGCTCACATGCACACCACAAAGCAATGGCTAAGCATCACAAAGCTAAACATGCAGAAGGCGGATCTATGCATCATCACAAAATGCATGAGCATCACAAGCACATGGCTAAAATGGCTGCAGGCGGTACAAGCCCTGTTGATCACGAAGGCGGTAAGCAATTGAAACGTGGCGGTCATGCTAAACATCACTATGCTAAAGGCGGTCAAGCTTTGGCAGCTAAAGGTGATCGTTTTCAAGATCGTGGTGCATTGAAGCCAAAAATTGATGTGCAAGATAAAGTTCATGAAGCTAAACAGACTAAGTCTTTTCACACCAAGACAGGTGGAGTAGAAGGTGTTGGTTATAAACATGGCGGTCATAGCAAGAAGCATTATGCAAAAGGCGGTACTGTATCGCAGAATGTTGCTAAACGCTACTTGAATGACATGAAAGACGGCGCTAAAATGCCTACCAAGAAAGCTGGAACTGGTGAAATTAAAGAAGGACCAGCTGGCTACAAAAAAGGTGGACATGTTAAGCACCATGGTCATGTTGCTCATCACACTACTCATGGTCATCATGATTCTGGTCATACCCATATGCACAAACATGCTGCAAAGCATTCGCATGGTCATGACAAGATCGACGGTCATCCTATGAAACATGGTGGTCATGCTAAACACCATAAAATGGGTGGCAAGGCTAAGTGTAATTACTAAAAGGTTGGGGGAGCAATCCCCCGCTTTTTAAATTGGAGAATTTATGAGCAATAATAATATTGTCGCTTCAGTCACACGTGCTGGTCGATATGAACCATTTGATTTGCAAGTGGCTCGTGGTCAGATTATGGGCCATAGTGTGGTAAGTTTGTTTGGTTATCAGTCATCAGTAACTACAACATCAATTCCTATTTGGGAAAATGCATCAACTTATACATACATTACATCAGCATCTACTTTAACGCTTGTAAGTACGTCAGCATCTGATGATACAAGTGCTAAAATATTTATTAGTGGATTGGATTCAAGCTTTAATCCAATTTCTGAAACTTTGGCGCTAAACGGTACTGCTGGTGTTACGACAGTTAATAGCTATTTTAGAGTCAATAGTTTGCTAATGACGTCACCCGGCACAGGTCAAACGACCAATGTAGGTACAATTACTCTTAAGCAATCTTCTAACATAGTTGCACAAATTAATGCAGGTATAGGTAAGTCACAAAGTACGATATACACTGTTCCTGCCGGTTATACATTTTATTTAGATTTAGCTGAAGTAAATACTTCAAATAGCTATACAGGAAGTACAATTATTACGTATAAAGTTCAGGCAATTAATAATGTAACTGGTGTGAAGCTAACTGTATTACAACAACCATTTGTTTCAATTTATACGGCATCACGTGCATCAGACCCATTTGCATATAGTGAAAAGACAGATATTCAATGGCAGTTAATTACTAGTACAGGAACAATTGCTGCTGGAGTAATCGTCACAGGTAAATTAATTGCAAATAACAATAACGTTAACCCAGCATTCCCATAATCATGCCACTCATCAAATCTAAATCCCCAAAAGCATTTAGTAAGAATGTAGCTGCAGAAGTGCATGCAGGTAAACCTGTAAAACAAGCAGTTGCCATTGCTTATTCTGTAAAACGGTCTGTTAAGAAGAAAGACGGTGGCAAACTACCTGGTTTATGGGCAAATATTCATGCTAAGCAAGAACGGATTAAGCATGGTTCTGGTGAGCATATGAGAAAGCCCGGAAGTAAAGGTGCTCCAACAGATTATGATTTAAAGCATTCACAGTCTAAGAAGATGGCTCATGGCGGTGATGTTAAGTTGTCTATTAAACGCGGTGAAAAGAAGCCTACTAATCAAGGTGCTGGCCTTACTGCAAAAGGTCGAGCAAAAGTGAATCGTGAAACAGGTAGTCATTTAAAACCGCCACAAGCAAGTGGTCCTAGACATGATTCATTTTGTGCCAGAATGTCAGGCATGAAAGGTCCTATGAAAGATGAAAAAGGACGGCCTACACGAAAAGCAGCATCCTTGAAAAGTTGGCATTGTAAAGACGGTGGTAAACCTAAAAAGCACAACATAAAAGGGTGGTAATGAGTACAAGCGGAACAGTAAGCCAAACCGTTATCACTGTTCAACAACTTATTGATAGTGGTGCTCGGCGAGCAGGTAAATTAGCAGAAGACTTGACAGTTGAGCAAGTCAATGCTGCTACTCAGAGTCTGTACTATCTATTGTCAAATCTGGCAAATAGAGGTATTCAGTATTGGTGCATTCAAAAGTATGTACTTGGATTAATTCCTGATCATTATCAGTACTATCTGAATACAGGGGTAGTTGACGTGCTAAATGCCAACTATCGAACTGTTACTCAGAACACTACAGGCGGATATTCCACCACTGGTAATGGCTCATATGCATTTGATGGTCAGTACACCAATATTTGCCAATGTACAAATAACACAAGCTCTATTGGAATTAACAACGGATCTGGGCAGAATGTCTATATTGGAACTGTAGGTATTTTACCTGCTGTCAGTGGGTCTGTAACAATACAGATTCAATACTCAAATGATGGCACCAACTGGACAACTGCGTATAGCCCTGGTGCCACGAACTGGGTCTCAGGGACATGGCTGTATTATGACCTTGATCCTTCTGCTAATGTTCCATATTGGAGAATTCAGCAGACATCTGGTATTAATATGGGTGTATATCAAGTAGTGTTTGGATCCAACGCTACTGAAATTCCAATGGCTAGAATGAATCGTGATGATTACACCAACTTGCCGAACAAAAATTTTACTAATAACTACCCTTTGCAATACTGGTTTGACAGGAATATTCCTCAACCTGCTATGTACTTATGGCCTGCACCTCAAATCTATTCGCCACAAATCGTAGTTTGGGCTCACAGATATATTCAAGATGTAGGCGCTTTATCTGGATCTATTGAGATTCCTCAAAGATGGTACTTAGCAGTACAGAATATGCTAGCTCATCAAATGGCTATGGAATTACCAAATGTAGAGCCTACAAGAATTGTGTATTGTGAACAGCAAGCTGAAAAATACTGGATGATGGCTGAGCAAGAAGAGCGTGACAAGTCTCCTATTTACTTTGCACCTAACATAAGTCCTTATACAAAATGAGCATCTGGTTAGACACTCGTGGCAATACAGTACTCAGTATCGCTATCTGCGATAGGTGTAAGATGAAACGTGCCTATGATGATATTAGTAATGATAGAAATATTCCTGGGTTAAGAGTATGTAATTTTGGTTGCAATGATGAGCGTGATCCCTATAGACTGCCTGCAAGACAGCCTGAAAAGATCTCGATTCGGTTTCCACGTCCTGATGCACCGCTTAATCCAGATAATGATGCATTAACAACTGATCCTAATATTGTAAATGATGTAAATCAAGATCCAACACTTCCGTCTACTGCTGGTGAGTGGGGAATTGCACCTGAGCAGTCAGAGGATACAATAAGCGGAAACCTCGACAATTTGAGTCCCTAATTATGGCAAATATAAGAATCTCGCAGCTTCCACCAGCACAGACTGCCATTACTGGCTCTGAGTTAGTACCAATAGTCCAAAATGGACAAACGGTACAGACTACTGTTAGTGCAATTACTGCTAGTCCGTCTTTAACTCAAACTTTCTTAACTGTTACTGCTCAGCCCACTCTTCCAAATAGTCGATACATCGGTACAGGATTAGGCCTAGGATCCTCTGACGGAGGTTCTGGAGGCATTTACAATATCTTCTTGAATGGAGTATCAGGCAGTTTAGAGAATGCCTCTCAAGGCATCATAGTTAAGAACACAGGCTCAACAGTTGCTAGTAGAACACTAACTGCATCTGGTTCAGGTCTTAGTATTTCAAATGGTAATGGTGTCAGTGGCAATCCTACATTTGCACTTACGGGATTAGTACAAGCTCTTGCAACTACTTCCGGTACAGGATTATTACAGACCAACGGAACTACAATTTCAGTAGCTACTGTTGCAGGAACAACCAATCAGATTTCTGTATTAAACGGAAATACCAATCCGATCATAGGTTTAGCAAGCAATCCTGTGCTTCCTGGTGCAGCTAGTGTCACTGTGCCTAGTGGAGGAACTGCAGCAAGAGCGGCAAGCCCTGTCAACGGAATGCTTCGTTACAATACAGACTTAAACTCTTTAGAAGCTTATGCAAACAGTAATTGGGGAACCATTATTTCTGGTGCTGGTGTTTCAAGTTTTAGTGCAGGCACTACTGGTTTTACTCCTAATTTTGCAAGTACTGGTGCTATCGTCCTTGGTGGTACATTAAATGTTGCTAATGGCGGTACAGGGGCAACCACCTTAACTGGTTATGTGTATGGAAATGGCATATCTGCCATGACTGCATCAACCACAATTCCCACAACTGCTTTAAGCGGCACGGTTACAAATGCTCAGATTGCAAACCCACAAGTCACATACAATGGTGTAACAGTTGCTTTAGGTGCTAGCGGAACCATTACTGCAACTGCTACAAACCCATTAACTGTTAGCACTGGTTTGCAACTAAATTCTGGAACCACATACGATGGTTCTGTAGCTAGAACAATCAGTATTGATAGTACTGTTGCTACTTTGACTGGCACTCAAACATTGACCAATAAGTCAATCAGTGGCTCCACAAATACGTTTACTAATATTCCGAATAGTGGATTGACCAATAGTTCAATCACTATTAATGGAAATGCGGTCAGTTTGGGTGGCTCTACAACAGTTACCGCATCAACAACAAATGCATTAACAATAGGCACAGGGTTGTCTGGTACGAGCTTTAACGGTTCATCACCGGTTACTATTGCAATTGCAAATAGTGGCGTTACAGCCGGTACATACGGCTCATCTTCCGTCATTCCTGTTTTGACAGTTAATGCCCAAGGTCAAGTAACTTCAATCAGCACTCAAGCTAGCAATGCTCCCGCCTATCAAGGTACATGGAACGCCAACACCAATAGTCCTACTTTGACTTCTAGCGTGGGTACGTCTGGTTATTACTACGTTGTAACGACTGCTGGTAACACTACTTTAAACGGCGTATCAGGCTGGAACATTGGTGACTGGGCAATATTCAGTAACGGCGCATGGCAGAAGATTCCTGGCTCAACCACTGAATCATTTACAAACCTAATCACTACTAACCTTCAAATCGGGGGTTTGACTGGTTTTGTTTATGCTAACAATACTACTGGTTATGCTACCGCAGCTACTACTGCTCAACTTTTGTCATTACTCGGCACGACTCCAGTAGCTAACGGTGGCACAGGTTTAACCAGCTTGACTGCGGGATCATTAGTTTACGGAAATGGCACTTCCGCGTATAACACTTTAGCAATCGGTACCAACGGTCAGATTCTGACTTCATCAGGTACAGCTCCTCAATGGTCAACATTGAGTGGTGTGGCTGTGACTACATTCAGTGGTGGTACAACTGGATTGACTCCAGCGACTGCGACTTCAGGTGCAATTACTCTTGGCGGTACTTTAGTAGTTGGCAATGGAGGAACAGGGGTTGTAACTCTTACAGGTCTTGCTTACGGAAATGGCACTTCTGCATTTACCGCTGCAACCGCTGCTCAAGTAGTATCAGTAATTGGCACAACAGCAGTGACTAATGCAACAAATGCAACAAATGCCACGAACCTTGCACTAACGGCTGGGTCAGGTGCTACGAATTACATTACTTATGCGAGTGCTGCTACCGGAAATCAGCCTCAGTATACTAGTACAGGTCTTACTTACAATGCCACCAATACTGCTATTACAGGTGGTATCAATGGGGGTACTTTTTAATGTTTAAAGATATAATGACTCAAAAGGATTAAATATGGCACAGACAGGTTATACACCCATTATTCTGTTTCACAGCACAACAGCGTCGGCAACTCCGACTACTGGGAATCTTGCTGTTGGTGAGCTGGGACTAAACAGCACCGACGGAAAACTTTACTACAACACTGGTTCTGCTATTGCAGTTTTAGCTGGAGCAGGTGGAGCAGGTATTGCAGGTGGCTCTAACACCCAAGTTCAATACAACTCTAGCGGCTCATTGGCTGGTTCTGCCAACATGACCTTTAACGGAACCAACTTAACATTAGCTAATGATGCTTCTATATCAGGTCTTACTGTTGGTAAGGGTGCTGGAAGTGTAAGTACAAATACAGCGTTAGGCAATAGCGCACTTGCCTCAAACACAACAGGCTCTACAAATACTGCCGTTGGTAGTGGTGCGGGTCAATCAACTACAACTGGAACTAGATTAACTGTTGTCGGTTATCAAGCTGGGTTTGTAAATACTACAGGCGGTAATTTAACAGCTATTGGTTATGTTGCTGGTAGGTCTTTTAACACCGCTTCTGATAACTACGCATCTACTTTTGTAGGTCATTCTGCTGGTTCAGCCACCACTACTGGTATTGATAACACAGTATTAGGTTACGCATTTTATACAAATACTACGGGTTCATTTAACATTGCAATAGGTGGTGGAGCATTGGGTTCAAACACCACCGCATCTAATAACACCGCAGTAGGTTATCAAGCTGGGTATAGTAATATTACTGCTGGAAACAATACAGCCGTTGGTTTTCAAGCAGGATACGGCAATCAAACAGGTTCTTATTTAGTTGCTATTGGTTATCAAGCTGGAAAAGCTTCAACTGCTGATTATAATACTTTTGTTGGTGGTAATGCTGGTTTAGCTACAACTTCTGGTGGAAATAATGTAGGAGTTGGAACAAGCGCACTTGGAGGAAACACAACTGGCGGTGGAAACACAGGCGTAGGAACAAGCTCTCTTGGAAATACTACAACTGGTGGTAGTAATGCTGCTTTAGGTTATCAATCTTTAGTTGCTAATACAACTGGTGCAAATAATACTGCTTTAGGTTATTCTGCACTACAAGCCAACACCACCGCATCTAATAACACAGCAGTAGGTTATCAAGCAGCTTACAGCAATACTACAGGCTCATCTGTTGATGCTTTTGGCTATCAGGCTCTTTATGCAAATACTGGAAACTATAATACCGCTTTTGGTTACACGGCTTTAAAAGCAAACACTAGCGGAACACAAAACTCTGCTTTTGGTGCTGGAGCTATGCCAGCTAACACAACTGGCTCATACAACATTGCAATGGGTTTAAATGCAATGAATTTCAGTACAACAGGTTCTTATAATGTTGCTTTAGGAATTCAGGCTTTATATAACAACACCACCGCCTCTAATAACACAGCAGTAGGTTATCAGGCTGGGTACTCCAACACAACAGGCACACAAAATACTGCAATTGGTTTAGGTGCTTTATATACAAATAGCACATCAAACGCAAATACAGCAGTAGGATATCAGTCAGCATATTCTACAACTGGTGCAAACAACAGCGCATTTGGTAATGGCGCTTTATATACAAATTCAACTGGTGCAAACAATACTGCAATAGGTTACGCAGCATTAGTTTCAAACACCACCGCATCTAATAACACAGCAGTAGGTTATCAGGCTGGTTATAGCAATACTACTGGCACACAAAATACGGCAGTTGGTTTAGCTGCTGGTTATGGACTTACAACTGGTTCATATTCGACAGCTATTGGTTATGGTTCATTAGGTTATTTTGCTAGTGCTTATACAACTGGTAGCTATAATACTGCCCTTGGTCATTCAGCACTTGGAAACAACACCACCGCATCTAACAACACAGCAGTAGGTTATCAAGCCTTTTATAGTAATACTACAAGTATTTCAAATACAGGCGTTGGTTATTTTGCTGGACAACAAACAACTGGACAATACAACACATTTATTGGTGTAGGTTCTGGTTATTTAGTTTCAACTGGTTCTAAAAATACAATTCTTGGTGCTTATACAGGCAACCAAGGCGGTCTAGACATCCGTACAGCAAGTAACTACATTGTGTTATCTGATGGTGATGGTAATCCTAGAATGGTAATTGATGGTAATGGTGCCTTCTTTGTTAATGGTGTTTTTGGTAGTGGTGCTGGCATTTCTTCAACATCAGCAACATCAGCAATTCAATGTTTTACAGCATGGAATCAAGGAACATCTGGAACAAGATATTTGCATTATTTTGGTTCAGGAGCAACATTTAGTGCTGTTGGTTCTATTACTTACAACGGAACAAATACACTTTACAACGCAACTTCTGACCAACGATTAAAAGAAAATATTGTTGATGCTGGTTCAGGCTTGGCAAAATTAGCAAATGTAAAAATTCGCAGTTTTGACTGGATTTCAAATAAACAACAAGTTGATTTTGGACTTATTGCTCAAGAATTAAATGATGTTGCACCTGAAGCTGTAACACAAGGAATTGATAATGAAGATGGTTCTATTGATAAACCTTGGCAAGTGGATGCGTCAGCTTTAGTTCCAGCAATGATTAAAGCTATTCAAGAACTCAACGCAAAAGTAACCGCTTTAGAAGCACAATTAGGAGCATAAAAATGGCAACAACTTACACAACAACTATTACCAATATGTTTACCCTTAATACACCTGACCCCGATTATGTGGTTAATGTGTTATTTACTGTATCTGGCACAGACGGCACTCATACCGCTTCTATTGACGGCAATATCCAATTTGCCCAAGAAGCTAAAGAGTCAGGCTTTATTCCTTACGCTAACCTCACCGAGCAAATCGTATTGGGTTGGATTAACGAAGCTACTGACAATCAGGCTAACTACTATGCCAATATTGACGGACAAATTGCATCAATGGTGACACCGCCCATTTCACCATCTAACACACCGCTGCCTTGGGCAACACAAGCAACACCAACACCCGCTGCATAATTTAGGGCAAGCCGTCAGCCCTTTTTGACGGCACATTTAGGAGAATGACATGGGAAACGACAAAAAGACCCCCATTACCATTAACGACAAAGAGTATCAATATGAGGACTTAACAGCGGAGCAACAAACGCTGTTCAATCATTGTATTGACCTTGACCGCAAGATTAGTTCAACCGCTTTTAACCTTGACCAAATGCAAGTAGGCAAACAAGCCTTCTTTAAATTGCTTGAAGAGTCATTGGCTAAAGCTGTTGAAGTTCCCACTGATGTAGTAGCCTCAGAGCCTGCTCCTGCAGTTCAATAATGCAAGATAACTTAGAAACTTCAGCGCATTTTGCCACTGCTGTTTATAGTATCAGCAAGCCTGACTTTTTACCGTCAGTGCTTGCTGTTTTTGATGAAGCAATTAAAAAACAACAGCAGTTAAAAGAAATCAATGCACTCTATCCTGTCTATATGACAGGAAATTTGTATATGGATCCACGATTAAATGATTTCAGCACTTATATTGCATCTACCGCATGGAATGTGCTGAACTCACAAGGCTATAAGATGGACGATAAGATTACTTATTTCCATTCTATGTGGGGACAAGAGCATCATAAAACATCAAATATGGAAGAGCATGCTCATAATGATGGTGTGCAAATTGTAGGCTTTTATTTTCTAGATTGCCCAGAAAATAGTTCGCATATGATCTTTACTGATCCTCGAGTAGGTAAGAACTTATTAGGAATGGTAGAAGCGGATCCTTCTAAGATCAGTATGGCATCTGCTCATATTAGTTTTAAACCTGAAGTTGGTAAATTGTATTTAACCAATGCTTGGTTAGCACATTCTTTTTCACGGCATAACAATGATAAACCATTTAAGTTTATTCATATGAATCTGTCTGTGCAACAAGCGCCTCCTCAGCAAGAGGTGACAATTGTATGATGAACAAGTACTTGGTCAGATACAACAAAACACGAGGACAACCAGGCAGAGGAACAATTGAACATGTATGGAGAGTATTTGAAAATGGTAAAGAATTTTTATGCAAGCATATCAAAATTGAAGTTCCTGTCCACGATGAAAGAACTGGTGAAGACTGGTCTCTCTGCGGTTATGGCTATATGGAAATCAATAAAGAAGAATCCCTAATCACTATTAAAGCTACTAAGGAGTAATCATGCAATTCTTAAAAGAAATTGAAGCACATTTGGAAAACTTTGAATCAAAAGCCAAAGAAGAAATTCAAAAGTTTATTGACCATTTATATACAAAGTATCAACCGGTGACTGATGCAGTAGTGCCACCTCCTGCACCATTGACTGTTACTACTCCTGTGCCAGCACCTGTTACTTTGGTTCCAGTTTGCGCACCTGCAGCGGATGCAACACCAGAACCAACGCCGGAACCTGTATCAGCACCTGAGATAACAGTAACGTTACCTGAAGACAATACATCTGAAGTAACAATCACTCCAGCACCAACTACTTGCGCACCTGCAGCTGAATAAAGTGTTTATCATGGATCCAATAGAACTACAAATTAACGAAACAGACAAGCGTCTAATGGTCCATGAAGCTGTTTGTGCGGAGCGCTATGAAGGTATTCAAGATGCACTTGCTAAAGGTGTTAAACGTATGCAAAAAATTGAATATCTTTTATACGCAGTCATTGCTGCTGTCCTGTTAGGCCCTAACTTTGCAGCTAAAATGTTAGAAAAGTTTATAGGTGGATAATGCCTGAATTCTTAACTCATCTTGTTACAGGTAAAGACAATAAAACTCATGACATTGGTCGTTGGACTTGGTTAATTGGGTTTATAGCGGTTATCTGTATTGCTGCATATGAAGTACTTCAAGCCAAGTCTATCAGCTTAACAGAGTTTGCAGAAGCTTTAGGCATTGTCTCTGGAGCTGGTGGGGCTGCTGTAGCTATGAAACAAAACTCAGAACCTGGAGATAGTAATGGATAATCAATTGGAAACTGCAAAAGAAGTTGCTGGTAAATCAATAGGCAAAAATGGTCTTGCTTATATTACTGCAATTATTCTTATTTCTGTTGGTGCAAGTATTTTTTTAGATTCAGCAAAAATTGCCGCAGTTATTGGTATGGCTGGTAGTGCATTAATGGCTATTATCAATATGATGAATGGTGTTGCTGGTACTACCGAAAAAGAAGAAAAGCCAGAGTTTCAAGTTATACAACAACTTATTCAGCGTTTAGATCATCTTGCTGAAAAAGAACCTCCAATGTCAGTAAGCGTTGATGGAGATAAAGTAACAGTTACTAAAGGTTCTGACACTATTACTACGAAAAAATAATGTTTCCGCTACCTATTTCCACTTATATCTATATTGCCATAGCACTTGGCACTGCATTCATTACTCATAGAGTTGATGGCTATTATTCTGAAAAAGAAAAGTTAGAAGCTGTGCAGCATGTGGTTGAAGTACAAAATAAAGTGGTCAATGACCAAGCTATGATTAGCCAACAAACACAAAAGGACAAAGATGACCTCCAAACTCGTTATGATGACGCTATTGCTGAGCTTAGAGGCTTGCGGAACACCCACACCGCAGATGGTAAACCCACCTCCCTTGCAATATCAAATCAAGGACTCAGATTACTTGAATCAGATGCAGAAGTTCTTATCGGATTTGCAAGACAATGCCAAACCTCAGAAATAGAGCGGAATGATGTGATTAATAAATATAATGCTTTAATGGTGACTAAATGACCGAGAACTTTGATCATTCATTAGACTTAGTGCTTAAGTCAGAAGGTGGGTTTGTTAACAACCCAAAAGACCCAGGCGGCATGACCAACTTAGGCGTAACTGCAAACACATGGGCAAGCTTTAAAGGCAGAAACACTAATGAAAAAGAAATGCGATCTCTTACAAGAGATGATGTTGCCCCTTTATATGAAAAGAAATATTGGGATGCTTGTAAATGCGATGACTTACCTTCTGGCATTGACTACCTTGTATTTGATTTTGCAGTAAACTCAGGCCCAGGGCGGTCTGTCAAAATACTACAAAGAGCTCTTGGTCTGCCTGAAGATGGTGCTGTTGGCCCTGTCACAATTCAGACCATTGATGTCATGGATAAAACAGAACTAATTGCTAGGTTCTCAGATGCTAAGAAGCAGTTTTATGAATCATTACCGACTTTTGCTACTTTTGGCAATGGTTGGTTAAAACGAGTTGATGAAGCTCGTGTTAATGCTAGTAATATGTTAGGATAAAAAATGGCTACCTCCTGTACTCCCGCATGTACCGCAGCAGCGGCAATGACTTACAATAGTCTAATTACTGATGTCACTCAGTACTTAGAGCGGAATGATACAGCTGTTGTTAATCAGATTCCTCAGTTCATTATGCTGGCTGAGTTTGAAATTGCACAAGAAATCAAAACACTTGGTCAATTAAGTGTAGTAGAAAGTACTATGAATGCAGGTAATCCTGTTATTCCTAAGCCAGCAAGATGGAGAAAAACCACATCGTTTAACATTACCAATGCAGGTGTGAAGCAGCCTGTATATCTTCGTAAGTATGAATATTTAAGAAATTATGCCCCAACTAGTGGCGCAACTAGTGTTCCTTTATACTATTGTGATTATAATTATGACAACTGGTTAGTCGCTCCTACGCCTGATCAGGCATACACATTTGAAGTTCTTTACTATGAGAGGATTCCGCCTTTGTCTTCATCAAACCAGACAAACTGGATCACACAGAATGCACCAAATGTGATGCTATATGGTACGCTGCTTCAAGCAATGCCATTTTTAAAGAATGACCAAAGACAAATATTTCAACAGAAATATACTGAAGGAATGCAAGCTCTCAAGTTGGAAGATCAGCTTCGTATTGCTGACCGTCAAGCAATTGCTCAGGATAGTTAATTATGACCACATATACAAATCCATTCACTGGGCAGACTGTATCACCTGCTCAGGTATCTTATGAATCATTAACCATATCAACAAACACCACATTACAGTGGCCTATAAATGGTACAAGTTCTTCACTTACGACTGCAAATATTATAGAAGTAACTGCCACTATAGGTGGTTTAGATTTGTTGCTGCCAGTAGCTACTCAAGTCTCTGTAGGTGAAGCTGTTATTATTCGTAATATTGGGTCAAACTCATTTACTGTCACAAATAATAGTGGCGGAACCATTATTAACATTGCTTCTGGCATTGCAGAATACATCTACTTAACCGATAATACAACCTCCAATGGTACATGGGCAACTATTACTTTTGGTGCAGGCACATCATCTGCTAATGCTTCAGCTCTTTCTGGATATGGTCTATATCCTATTACAACAACGCTGAATCAGCAGTATGTTACGACCAACTATTATGCAAATCAGACTCTTGATGCCACTAATCGAGCTGAGTTTGTAGTTTGGTCAAGTGGTGCAGGAACCATAACACTTCCTCCTTCAGCATCTGTTGGCAATGGCTGGTTTGTGATGATTGCCAATGACGGTACAGGAATTCTGAACATTGGATTGCAAGGTACTGACACAATAGATGGTAATACATCTAAGCAATTACAAATTTCTGAGTCATTTGTGGTTGTGTGTAATGGTTCGGGATTTAACAGCTTTGGTTACGGACAAGCTACTCAGTTTGCATTTACACAGTTAGCACTTGTAGTCTCCGGTGGAACACTGACTGAGACTAATGCACAAGCATCTAACTTAATTCAAGAGTTTAGCGGTAACTTAACATCAAATCAAATTATTATTCTACCTTCTACTGTTCAGCTATATTCAGTTACCAATAATACAACTGGCTCATTTAACTTAACATTTAAAACTGTATCAGTCGGTGGTGCAACTGTTACTGTGCCTCAATCAACTAGTGTGATTCTAATTTGTGATGGTACTAATGTTTATAATGCGACTTCAGGAGCAGTTAGCTCAATCACTTCATTGACTTTAGGCAATGGCTCTACGGCAGTTCCTTCTTTGAAGTTTACCGGCGATCTAAATACTGGTATTTATTTACCGTCTACTGGAACATTAGGTTTTGTTATTGGAAATACAGAAGCTGGGTATTTAGACTCTACCGGATTACATGTATTTAATGGCATTAGTGGAGGGACATTTTGACCACTAATGTTATTTCCCTCAATATTCCTGCAGGAATTCAGCGAGATGGTACTCAGTTTGACTCACCGATGTACGTTGATGGGCAATGGGTCAGATTTCAGCGCGGTCGTCCTCGTAAGATAGGTGGGTACAAAGGCATCTTTTTAAGCGCGCTTGAAGTAAGTCGTGGTATGACCATGCAATCACAGCAAGGTCTAAACTATGTCTATTCAGGTTCACAAAATTATTTACAAGCTTGGCAAACTGATAATGATGATGGTGTAGGCTCAGGCCCGATTAATATTACATTAAATAACTTTACAGCAAATGAGAATAACTTATGGCAGTTTGATATTGGTTATAACTCTAATGGATCAGGTCAGCTTCAAGTGGTTGCACACCCAGGTCAAAATCTAACTGATATTGATAGCACTATTAACGTCCCTGTACTGTCAGGTGATTTTCCATATGGAGCTTTGTCCAAAGTTGGCGTCTTTACAGCCACTGGAACATTAACTGGTACATCATTTGTTATTAGCTCTGCCAACTATAAAATCGGACTAGGTCAGACAGTAACAGGTGCTAGCTTACCTGCAAATACGGTAGTGACACTAGTATCGATTACAGGTTCTACTACCACTGTGACTTTAAGTAGTGGCGGTGGTTCAGGTACACAAACATTGACATTTGATAATAATATCTCTGTGTCAGGCGGAGCTTGCATGATTTATCCATACCTTTTTGTGTATGGAAACAATGGCTTAATTCAAAATAACTCAGCAGGTGACTTTACAAACTGGACAGGTGCTGATGCTAACTCAAACAATGTGTCAAGCACAAAAGTAGTTAAAGGCATGGCACTTAGAGGCGGAACTACATCGCCTTCTGGTTTATTCTGGTCACTTGATCAGCTTACACGTGTGTCATATAGTCCTACCACTGTAGGATCATCTGTATTGTATTGGCGTTATGACATTATTAGCACACAGACATCCATTATGTCTAGTTCTTGTGTTATTGAGTATGATGGTATATTCTATTGGTGTGGTGTAGATCGATTCTTAATGTATAACGGTGTTGTACAAGAAATTCCTAACACTACAAATCAAAACTATTTCTTTGATAACTTGAACTATACGCAGCGACAAAAAGTTTGGGCAATGAAGATTCCTCGTTGGGGTGAGATCTGGTGGTTCTATCCTGCAGGTGATTCTACCGAGTGTAACAATGCCATTATCTATAATGTACGTGAAAAGACTTGGTATGATGCTGGTTTTGCTCCTGCAGCAAATCGATCAGCAGGTGTGTTCTCTGAAGTATTCCGTTATCCTATTTGGGCAGAGAATGTGCAGAATATTGCAGGTACATACACATTATGGCAGCATGAAATTGGCACTGATGAAATCTTTTTAAGCACAGTAAATGCTGTTGAATCGTATTTTGAAACAAATAGTATTGGTTGGGTAAGAGGTGGTCCTGGGCAAGCATCCATAACAGGACCAAATAAATGGATTCGCTTAGAACGTATAGAACCTGACTTTGTACAATCTGGACAAATGAGTGTAACAGTCACAGGTAGAGGCTATGCAGATGATACAGATATTACCACTGCGCCTTATACATTTGATCCTGACACTTTAAAGATTGATATGCGTGAACAAAGACGTGAAATGAGACTTCGCTTTACAAGTAATACAGAAGGCGGAAACTATCAGCTAGGTAATGTTCTATTAAGCGCTGATATTGGTGATGAACGCTCTACAGGTAACCCATAATGGTAGTCTATGATCCACGCGGACTAACATGGGACTATTGGTGTTCCAGAATGGCTGATTTGTTTGCAGCAAATCAGCTAGGCACAGTGTCTGAAGATAAATGGAGAGACTGGGCAGATGGTATGCAAGGTATTGGATATTTTGTAAACTCTGCTGTACCTGATCCAAGAGGTTTTGATGAATGGTATCAATGGGCTGAATCATTAGTAGGTATTATGAATGTAGATACAAGGCAACTTTAAAATGACACCAGAACAAATTATCGCGTATGAAACTGGCCGTAAAGGCATGAACTCTAATGTAATCTTAGCCAAGCTAAGAAAGCATATACATGAGCATGATGCTAATTTACTACAAAAGCATGATACATTAATGTACTTAAAAAGAATTGATGATCATAATGCCGACGTGCACTTTATTACAATCGATGCGCCATTGGTTTTATCCAGCGCAATTAAGTATTTTTTAGACTTAGCTAGAAAGCACGGAATTAAAGTGCTTCATACATCTTCTAAGAACCCTAAAGTAATGCAAGCTTTACAGTCAAATCATGCTCATGTTATGAGATCTCCACAAAGTCCTTCAAAATTGGCAATCATTTTATAATGGCTAAAACTGTAGAACAATTTAAAGATTGGTGGATTAAGTCAGGAAGACCGTTTCGTCCTCCATTTAAGAATTGTATTCATACAACTGACATTGCATATTCTTTGTGCTTATACAGAGAAGGACAATATCAAGTAGAGCTATATGTATGTAAACCTAATACTGAGTCTCCAATGCACAGTCATCCAAATGTAGAATCAATATCTATGTATTTAACAGGTGACTTATCTTTTTCAGACAGCCAAGGTAATTTTGCTGATTTATCCGCATATCAATACCCGAAACAAGATAGGTCGCATATGCTATTAGGAAAGACTGCTGATAAGAACAATGGAACACCTCATGCATTGAAAACTGGATCAAGAGGCGGCTCATTTTTAATTTTTGAGCATTGGTTAAAAGACAATCCATCATCAGTAACTACGCACTGGGAAGGTGAATATGTAGGACCAATGCATGCAAAAACAATAGAGGTTAATCATGTGGTCTAATGTTACTGAATTTAAACAATGGTGGTTAAAGAGTCGACCATTACGTCCTCCGTTTGATCAAGCATCATTTATTACAGATTTAGCTTATTCTCTTTGTTTATATAGAGAAGATGCATTTCAAATTGAGCTGTACATACTTAAACCTAATAGTACTGCTCCATTTCATTCTCACCCAGGAGTAGATTCTACTTTTATTTATTTAGGCGGCAATCTAGAATTTGGACTAGAAGATGGAACATTTCCTGATTTGTCTGAATTTCAAAAAGCTAAAGAGAACGGGGCACATATGCTATTAGGTAAGTCTGCCGATGCACCTGATGGTATGCTACATTCTGTTAGAACATTTAAAGAAGGCGGTGCATTTTTAAGTTTTGAGCATTGGAAAGAAAAAGAGCCTGATTCAGTAGTGTTAAATTGGACTGGGGAGCCTGATGGTAAAGTACATGCACAAATATTAGGAAAATGATTACATTTCAGAAAGAACAAGTTGAAACATTTAGCATATGGGAACAAGAAGCAAATGAGTTAATTCTTCAGCATTATGAAGAACTAGTAACGCAAAAAGAAGTGATGCAGTTAAAATTAAATTTAAAAGCATATAGTCAGTTATATGATAAAGATATTTTGGAAATACATACAGTGAGAGATGACGGCAAAATGATTGGTTATAGTACATGGATTATTAATAAGCCAATGCAATTTTCTGACACTCTTGTTGCAAATTCAAATGCTTTATTTTTAAGATCTGATTATAGAAAAGGCATATTAGGAATGAAGTTTATTAAATGGTCTGTAGAAGAAATTAAGAAGAGAAAACCTTCTAGAATATTTTTACATGTAAAACCATTTATGGACTTTAGTCCGATATTGGAAAGAATAGGCGCAAGTCTTTTTGAAACAACATATCTTATTACGGAGTAAATTATGAGTTGCGTCGTTTGTGTACCTATTGTTAGCTGTATTGTTGATTGCGTTGTAGGTGTGTGCATGCCAGGTATTAGCTGTTTACTACCTTGTTGTATTGGCTGTTTAAATCCTTTCTGTGGGCCTAGTTGTGGGCCTACAAGTACTCCAGGTTGTGGTGCAGTACCTTGTGCACCTGAACCTCCTACATGCACACCTACACCTCCTACATGTCAGCCTGCTCCTGTTCACTGTTATAGTGCTCCTTATTGTGGACCATATAATGCCAGTGGAACATGTGCTGCTGCACAAGCTGCATTAAAAGCTGCAGGTACAACTGCTGCTACAACGCTAGGCAAACAAGTTCTTGCAGGCTTATTTTCACCTTGTGCACCTAGTAGAGGCGCAAAAGCACAGTCCAATGTAGGAAGTGCTCTGACTTCATCAGGTGCAAGCATGGTTGGTGGATCTTCAGGAAGTGGATCTTCAGGTGGCGGTGGTGCTTTACCTACTCCATTACAGAGTGCCGGATTAGCAGCTGCTCCTGTTTATAACACAAATGCAAATATTCTTAAACCATTGACACAGTTAGAGAATTTAAACGGAACACCTGAGTCTCAATCAGCTACTGCACCTCAGACATTAGCAGCTACAAACTTACGAGTAGGCGATCCTACTGGTATGCCTACTCAAGCTATGAGTGCATCAGCACAGCCTAATCCGTATGCTGCTTTATATCAAACAATGCTAGGCGGTCTAGGTACATCGAACCCTTCACCGGGTTATCCAGTAGCTGCAGAAGGTGGTAGTCAGGCCGACATTCTCCAAAGATTCCAAGATCAGAATCAAAGAAATAGATCTGGCGCGCTTATGAATTCCGGATTAAAATTACTCAGTGGACAAAAAGCAGGTGGCGCACAGCATGAAGAGAATGGTGAACATAGAGAACATGTACCAGAATTCATTACTGGTGCCACTGGGCATTATGTAAAAGGCAAAGGTGATGGACAATCTGACGATATCCCTGCTATGCTGGCTGACGGTGAGTATGTTTTTGACGCCGATACTGTTGCTGCTTTGGGTAACGGTTCTAGTGATGCTGGCGCCAAACTTTTAGACCATTTTAGAGAGTCTTTACGTGAGCATAAACGATCAGCAGCTTCTGACAAAATACCACCAAAAGCATCACCACTGGCATATATGAAAGAAGCGCTTAAACGGCATTCGAAAGGTTAATTATGGCACTACCATCAGCATCACCTGCAGTTCCTTGTATTGGCGTAACTGCAGGATCACCACAAGGAGGCACATTTACTCAAGGGGCTGCCCTTCCTAATATTACGACTACGCAGACATCAGCAACAGCTGCTCCTCAGTTTTATACTTGCTATTTAAGTAATTTAGCAAGTCAAGGTCAGCAAGCTGCTCAAAATGCTCAGTACGTTGGTGCTCAGCCATTGCAGCAACAAGCATTTTGCCAAGTTGCTAAGAATGCAGGCAATTATCAACCCACATTAAATTCTGCAATTTGTGCTGCTAATCAAGTTAAAGGAACCAATTTAGCATGTGCTGTTGGTAATTATGGTCAGTCTAATATTGCTATGAACTTGGCACCACAGACAACTGCAGGCATAGTTGGCGCCGGACAGTTTGGATCGACTAGAGGTGCTGGTGCATTAGCACAAAATTTATCTAATGCAGACTTAGGAATTACACAGTTACAAGAGCAAGCATTACAGCAATGCCAAGCCAATAAGCTAGCAGCTGCTAATACACTTGAAAACTTGGCTACAACACAGCAGAATTTAGGTATTGGTTGCGTGAATGCGCTTTCTACATTAGGCGCTCAACAACAAACCATTGCACAGAATCAACAATTATTTCCATTACAGCAACTAACCAATGAGTCGGCATTGTTACGTGGTTATACAATGCCTACATCATCTGCATCATCATATACAGGCCCAATTCCTGGTGCTTATGCAGCATCCCCATTACAACAAATTGCGGGTATGGGAGCATTAGCAGCTGGTATCAGTTGTACAGCTCTTGGAAAAGCAATTGGCACAGGCGCATCAAAAGCAGTATGCTCTATATCAAATTACTTATTTGGTAAGAACAATTCTACTAATCCTCAGCCAGGCGTATGTGGCCCAACTCCTTGCATTCCACCGAATGCCGTTTCAGGCGCATGCGGT